CTAGACGGCCCCGTACAGACGCTGTTGCGTCCACCATGCGGTGTTGGCCGCCTCTGCGGGCCCGGGCCGCATCGGCGTGTTTTTCATGCGCGCGCCCAGGTCAGCCATAACGCCGTCGATCACCTCGCGCACGCCGGCCAGATAGGCCGGATCCGCGTCGGCATAGAACACTTCGGTCGTCGCCGCGCCGGGGATACGATGCCCCATCCATGCGCCCAGGTCCTCCATGCTGACCCCACGACCCCGCCGGATGCGCGCCTGCGGGCGGACATCTGCGCCCCCAAATGGACCCTGCGGCGGGGCGGCATCCTGGTGGAGCCCAAGGAGGATGTCAAACGGCGCATCGGGCGCTCCCCGGACCGGGGCGACGCCGTCACGTACAGCCTGATCGAGACGCCCAGACGCTCGGCGCGGCCGGTGCCGAGGACCGGCCGCCCCCGCTCGTGGAGGACGCTATGACCCGTTCGCGGCCCCCGGCCCGATCGACGGGCGGGTTCGCCTCGCCCACCGCGCCGCGGCGGATGCCGCGCCAGGACCCGGCGGTGGTGGCCGCCAACCTGGAGCGGTTCCGGCTGGCCCATGCCGGCATGGTCCGCTGGGCGGAGAAGGCCCGGGAGTGCGTGCGCTTCTACGAGGGCGACCAGTGGACCGAGGCGGAACGCGCCGAGATGGAGGCGCAGGGGCGTCCGGTGCTGGTGATCAACAGGATCAAGCCCGTGGTGCGCACGGTGCAGGGGTTCATGCGCCGCAACCGGTACGAGACGGTGTTCAAGCCCGGCAACGACGGCAGCGGCACGAAGGAGACCGCCGAGGCCCTGTCGATGGTCAGCAAGCAGATCGACGAGCGCAACGGCAGCCGCTGGATCGATTCCCAGGTGTTTCAGGATGGAATCCAGACCGGGCGCGGGTTCTGGGACGTGCGCCTGGACTACGAGAGGAACGCGCTCGGCGAGGTGCGCATTCGCGACCTGGATCCGTTCAGCGTCTATCTCGATCCGGAGGCGAACACCTACGAGCCCGACGGCTGGGCCTATGTGACGCTGTCGCGCTGGATGAGCCTGCGGGACATCGACGTGCTGTTCGGCCGCGCCGTGGCCGGCGATCTGCGGGCGGACCAGCCCGACGGGATGCCCGTGCGGGGCGACGCGGGCACCGAACCCGCCGACGAGATCACGCCGGACCGCACCTTCGGGCTCGACGAATACCTGGGCGGTCCTTACGACGCGGCGGCGGCGCCGATCCTGGGGTCGGAGACCCAGGGGTTCCATCCGGTCGAGCACGTCCACCGCGCCCGCCGGCTTTTGCGGGTGCTGGAGACCCAGCACTGGGAGCTGCGCGAGGTCTGGCGGGCGACGGACCACACGACCGGCCAGCGCATGACGCTGCCGGCGACCTGGAGCGACCGCAAGGTCGCCCGGCTGATCCAGTGGAACCAGGCGCGGGGCCTGCCGTTCGGGATCGAGCGCGCCGTGGAGCGCTGCGTGCGCTGGACCGTCACCTGTTGCGACCGCGTGCTGTTCGACGACTGGTCGCCCTACCAGCACATGACCGTCGTGCCGTTCTTCCCCTACTTCCGGCGCGGCCGCACCCAGGGCCTGATCGAGGACCTGATCGATCCCCAGATCGAGCTGAACAAAAGCCGCATGAACCGGCTGCACATCCTCAGCACGTCGGCGAACGGCGGCTGGGATGTCGAGCGCGGCGCGCTGGACGAGGAGAACATGCGGGCGCTGGAGGACGAGGGCGCCCGCCCCGGGGTCATCATCACCCGCGAGCGCGGCACGGCGCCGCTGCAGCGCATCCAGCCCAGCCTGCCCCCGCAGGGCTGGAAGATGTTCGAGATGGACTCGGCCGAGGACATCAAGCAGATCAGCGGCATCAACGAATCCGCCATGGGGCACATCGACCGCGTGCAGAGCGGCCGGGCCATCGAGGCCCGGCAGCGCCAGGCCCTGAACGCCGTCGAGCCGGACTTCGACAACCTGGCCCGCTCGCGCGAGCTCAAGGCCCGGGTGATTCTCTCGCTGGTGCAACGCTACTACACCGAGGAACGCATCATCCGCGTGCGCGGCGAGATGGACCGCGAGCAGACGGTGGTGGTCAACCAGCGGGACCCGGCCGGCGCCGTGGTCAACAACCTGGCCGCCGGCGCCTACGACATCGTCATCGACGAGACCCCGGTGTCGTCCAGCTACATGCAGGCGCAGTTCGAGGAAGCCCTGGAACTGCGGCAGCGCGGCGTGCCCATTCCGGACGACATTCTCGTGCGCTCCAGCAGCATTGCCGGCAAGGACGCCATCATCGCCCGCCTGGAGGAGCAGCGCGCCGCCCAGGAGGCCGCCGCCCAGGCCCAGCACCTGGCCGTCACGACCCAGCTGGGCCAGCCGCCCGGGGCGTCCCTGCCGCCCATCACCGCCAGCCGGCCGTTCGCCGGCACCGCGCCCTATCAGCCGCCGCCACCGCCGCCGCCGTCGCCCGCGCCCGGGGGACCGCCCGGGGCAGCGCCCGCGCCCCAGGCCCCCGGTCCGGCCCCCGGTCCCGTCCCCGGTCCGGCCCCCATGCCGCCGCCGCGCCCGCCGCGCTGATCGCGACGGGACATCGCTCACCCTGTGCGCGTCGCCCACAGACGAGCCCAGGCCATGTCCTTCCTTCATGTCCGTCACCGGCGCCGGTCCGGTCCCCCGAAAAAGCTGCCACCGCTCTACCACGAGGGGGACCCGCACTGGGTGGTGGCCCCGTGCGCGGGCGGCACCGTGCGTGTCGTCGCCGAGCGGGGCGCCATGCGCGTCACCGACCGGCATGCTCTGATTGCTTTCGACCTCTGTCGCCGCCTGAACACGCATGTCGACCTGGACGGCACCTGGGTGGTGCGCTGGCTGGAGCCCCAGGACCCCGGCCTGCGTCCGGACGGCACGCTGCGGCTGGCCGAACCGACCCTGCTGGAAGCCTGCTACCTGGACGCGGACGACGACTGCCAGTTCATCCAGAGCAACGAGGACGCCCTGGATGTCCTGGCCGTCGCCGGCACGGACTTCTTCCTCGATCAGGCCGAGGAGGCCCTGGCGACGTTCCGCGACATCGAAAAGGCCGCCGAGATCGGCGCCCGGCAGAAAAAGCGCGGTGATCGCGACGGGACAGGCCGCACGGTCTTTCTCTGACCAAAACCGGACGCGCCGCCGAGACAGGCGCCGGGCCGCCGCCGTTCCGGGCGTTGCCGCAGGCCACCGCGACAGAGGGCACGAGACAGGCCATGACCGACCAGATCACCACCGACGGGGACGACGACCGCTCCGAACTGGACCTTGCCGACGCCGAGGACCTGGACGCCCTGATCGCCGCCACCGAACAGGGGGCGGCCGAGGACGGCGAGGGGGAGGCCGACAGGCCCCAAGCCCCCTCCCAAGCCCCCGCCCAAGCCCCCGCCCAAGCCCCCGCCCAAGCCCCCGCCCAAGCCACCCCCCAGACCACCCCCGGCCCCGCGCCGAAGGCGGCCGGGGACGGCCCGGGGGACGGCCAGGAGGACACCGGCCAGCAGAGGCAGAAGCCTCACATGGTTCCCATCGCGCGCGTGAACGAGGAGACTCGCAAGCGGCGCGCGCTGGAGGAGCATATCCGGCACCTGGAGGCGCGACAGCAACCGGCGCAACCGGCGCAACCGGCGCAACCGCCCTTCGATCCGGATCGTGCCCAGGCGCGGTTGCGGGCCGATGTCCGGGCCGCCCGGGACCGCCTGGCCGCCGACTTCGACGAGGGCAAGATCGCCAGCATGGCGGACCTGCGGCGGCGCGAGGCGGCCGTGGAGGACCAGGCGGAGCAGATCCACGCGGCGATCACGGCCCGGGCGCGCGAGCAGGCCGAGGCCGAGGCCCGCCAGCAGCCGGCCCCGACGCGTCAGGAGACGGACCTGTTCCTGGACCTGGCGACCGGGCGCCTGGAGGCGGACCATGCCTGGACGCGCAACATGTCGGCGGCGGATCAGCGCTTTCTGGTCAACGCCGCCCTGTACGACATGCAGGCGCGGGGACAGGCGCTGCCGCCGGGAGCCAAGGGGGACCTCGCCCTGCGGGCCGCCGTGGTCGAGGCCGGGTACCGCTACGGCGTCGCGCAACGGCTGGGATACCGGCCCGCCGCCCCCCGGGCGTCGGCCGCGCCGGCCGGAACGCCGACGCCGGCGCAACGTCGCCGGAAAGCCGCCCTCGCGGCCGCCATGCCCCCCGACCTGAGCCAGGCCGGGACCACCGCCCCGGTGAGTGATCTGGATCGCATCAAGGCCGGCGCCGACCACATGTCCGAGGTGGACCTCGCCAGCGAGGACCCCGGACTCCTGGACCGCCTGATCGCCGAGTTCGAGTGATCGGGCCGGGCCCACGGGAGACAGACCATGGCATACACCGACTTCGGGGCCGTGACGCCCCTTCAACGCAAGGCATACTCGGCCAAGATCCTTCAGTTCGGCCGGGACGGGACGATCCTGTTTTCTTCGAAGCAGGGCCTGACGGGCAAGTCCGCGAACTCCTGCATCCAGGTCATCACCGAGATCACCAAGACCTCCCGGGGGGACAAGGTGATCATGCCCCTGGTCAACGATCTGACCAGCGACGGCGTGGCCGGGGACAACGACCAGGACGGGCACGAAGAGTCCCTGGTCGCCCAGGACCTGGAAATCACCATCGACCAGATCAGCCACGCGGTCCGCAACCGGGGCGTGATGTCCGAACAGCGCACGGTGGTCCGGTTCCGCTCCACGGCGCGCGAGAAGCTGGGCAACTGGCTGGCGCAGAAGAAGGAGGAGATGGGCTTCCTGACCCTGGCCGGCCGCGGCTTCGCGCACAAACTCGACCTGTCGCCGCGCCCGTCGTCCAGCCAGCTTCCCGCGCTGGCGTTCGCCGCCGACGTCACGGCGCCCAGCGCCCACCGCACGGTGTTCCCGGGCACCGTCACCGCGACGGCGGGGCTGTCCAGCACCGACACCCTGTCGTGGGATCTGCTACTGGCCGCCAAGGCGAAGGCCAAGCGCCTGAACCTGAAGCCGCTCTACCACGAGGGTCGCGAGACCTACATCGTCATGGTCTCGCCCGAACAGGCCCGCGACCTGAAGCAGGACAGCGACTACGTGAGCGTCACCAAGGACGCCGGGGTGCGCGGCGGCAAGAACCCGCTGTTCGCCGGCTCCATCGCCATGGTCGACGGCCTGGTGATCTACGAACACAACAAGGTGCCGACCAACACCGGCAACACCGCCGGCTGGGGCGCGGGGGGCGACGTCAAGGGCGCCCAGGCGCTGTTGCTGGGCGCGCAGGCCCTGGGCCTGGCCGAGGTCGGCAACTCCGAATGGGCCGAGGACAACCAGAAGGACTACGGCCGCAAGCCGGGCATCGCCTACGCGACCATCCTCGGCTTCAAGAAGCCGGTCTTCGAGGACCCGGTCACGGGCACCGACGAGGACTTCTCCGTCCTGTCCCTCTACACGGCGGCGGCGTGACGCGCCCCGCGCCGGCCCGGCCGGGGGTCCGCCCCGGCCGGCGTCGGCCCGACGAAGCAAAGGAGACCCGGCCATGGCCGTCGTGACCACCTACCGCGCCTACGAAACCACCCTGCCGCTGGTCGTGGGCGGGGTGTCCACCGTGTTCTGGGACCAGTCCCTGCCCGCCGACACCGCCGCCGGCGGCGACAGCATCGCCTGCTTCGACCTGCCGGCCGGTGCCCGGGTGACCGCCGGCTCGCTGTGCGTGGAGGGCACGCTGGGGCCGTCCTGCACCGCCACCCTGATGCTGGGGGACACCGCCCTGACCGGCGCCACCACCGCCGGCGGCGCCGATACCGCGCGCATGACCGCCCACCCCCCGGCCGCCGCGTCCGCCGCGCGCACCGTGCGGATCGCCATCGGCGGCGCCGACATGGCGACCCCGGCCGATGTGCGGGTCATGATCCAGTACGTGATGAGTCCGTAAGGGGGGACCGCGACCATGCGCCCCTGGCTGGTCACCGACAAGCACGCCCGGCGCCCGCGTCCGCACACCGCCGTGGCCGGCGCGGTGCGGGAGGTCATCACCTTCCGGGACCCGCTGACCCCGGTGCCGCTGGGGGAGGCGCTGGCGCGCGCCTTCCTCGGCAATCCGTCGTTCGTCGTCATCGCCCCCGACGGCACCCGCACCGATGGCGACGCGCCGCCGGTGCGGCTGCCCGAGGAGACCCTGCGGCGGCTGCATGCCGCCGTGGCCCCGACGGCGGCCCCGGCGGCGGATGCGGCGACGGACACGCCCGGGACCCGGGCGGCCCCGGCCGCGCTGCCCCCCGGCGTGGTCATCGCCCGCGTCACCGACCTGGACCGCCGGGGGGCGATCCGGCTGGCCAACATCCTGGCCGGCGAGGCGCGCCTGGGCCCCCAGGCCACCAGGGCCGAGGCCGAAGCCTTCCTGACGGAGATCACCGCCGTGGAGCCCGTGGTGATCGCCGAGGCCCTGGCCGGACTGGAGGCGGACCGTGTCGGCGACGCTTAACGCCGCCGCGATCGCCACCCTGGCGCTGCGGCGGATCGGCCAGCTGGCGCCGATCGACAGCGCCGCCGCCGCCGCCGAGCACGGGATCGCGCTTCAGTATCTCGACCTGCAGCTGGCCGAACTGGCCCTGACGGAGCGGCTCTGGCCGCTGCTGCCGGCGGCCGTGGACGTGGCGCTGGAGGCCGGCCGGCGGGACTACGCCCTGACCGAGCGGATCGCGCCGCCGTTCGCCATCGTCCTGCGCCTGACGGTGTCGGCCCGCGACGGCGCCGCGACGCCCGTGGCGCTGGTGCGCCGCAAGACCTGGGACGGGATCGCCGACAAGGACGGGGCGGGGCGGCCCACCCTGGCGCACCTGCTGCACGACCGCCGGCAGACGCTGCGGCTGCACCCGGTTCCCGGCGAGGCCATGACCCTGCATGTGACCGGGCAGGTCGCCAGTCCGGACGTGACCGCCGAGCGGGGCGGCGGCATCGCCCACGGCCTGCCGGACGGCTGGCAGCGCTACCTGGTGCTGGCCGTCGCCGCCGACATCGGCGCCGGCCCGGTGCTGACCCTGCCCGTCGGCGAGATCGACCGCATCCGGGCCGAGGCCACGGCCCTGAAAAGCCGGCTGCTGACCCGGGGCCTGCAAGAGACCCTGGACCGGCCGCGCACCGTGCGCCCCTGGAGGTAAGCCATGGCCCACCGCGTCGCGATCCCCGACTGGCAGCTCGCCAACAGCGCCTATGCCGACGCCGTCGTGACCTTCCACACGGTCGATCCGGCGACGGGCACGCGCGCGCCCACCCTGGCCACGCTGTATGACGGCCTCACCGGCGCCGGCACGCTGGCCAACCCGCACACCCTGGACAGCAGCGGCAAGTTCGCGGTGCCGGTCTACATCGAGGAACCGGTGGTCGCGGTGGTGGGGGAGTCGCCGATCGGCGCGCACGCGACCGGCGTCATCGACACCGGCGGGCTGTGGCGGGGTCCCTGGACGACGGCGACGGCCTACACGCTGGGCGACCGGGTGCGGGACGGCGCCGCCGGCGCCGGCACGGCGAACATCCATATCTGCGTGCGCGCGCATACCTCGGGGACGTGGGCGGCGGACCTCGCGGCCGGCGTGTGGGCGCTGGAGATCAACGTCGCCGACGTCGAGACCGCGACCGTCGCGGCCGAAACCGCGCAAGGGCTGGCCGAGGCGGCGCAAGGGCTGGCCGAGACGGCTCGCGACACCGCCACCGATGCCGCCGCCACCGCCACCGCCCAGGCCGCCACCGCGACCGCCCAGGCCGGCGCGGCCAGCGCCCGGGCGATCGCCAGCGCCGCCAGCGCCAGCGACGCGGACGCCCGCGCCACCGACGCGGACACCCGCGCCCAGGCGGCGGACGCCCACCGCGTGGCCGCCGAGACGGCCGCCGCCGCCGCCCAGGGCTCCGCCGGCGCGGCCGACACCCGCGCCACCAACGCCGAGCAGGCCCGCGACCGGGCCGAACAGGCCCGCGATCAGGCCAGCCAGATCGCCGGCATGCGGCTCTTCGGGGCCATCGGCGACGGCGCCCTGCCGCGCATCATCGCCGACCGCACCGCCGACACCCTGCACCTGATCGGCGCGGGGCCCATCGCGGTCGCCTACGACGGTCCCGCCCGCACGGTGACGCTCTCGGCCCCGAACCTGGCCACCCTGGACCCCCGGACCGGAACCGTGCCGCTGGACCAGCTGCCGGCCGGCGCCATCACCACGACGGCGGGCCTGGTGGGCTTCACGCCCTACGAGACCCTGTCCGCCGATACGGTTCAGGGCGCCCTGCAACAGATCTGGGACCGGTCCGCGTCCGGCGGCGCCTTCGAGGCCCGGCAGAGCGCCGCCGCCGCCGCCGCCTCGGCCGCCGCCGCCGGCGCCCACGAGACCGCCACCCGGGACGACGCCACCGAGGCCGCCGCCGCCGCCGCCCAGGCCAGCGCCGCCGCCGCCGCCGCCGCCGCGACCGGGGCGGGCGCGCTGGCCGAGGCCGTCCGCAAGCTGAAGCTGCACGTCACTTTCGATCTCTGAGCGAGGACCCCACCCCATGACCACCGCACTCAGTCAGGCCATTCAGGCCGTCAAGGACCAGGTCGTCGCGCAGGCGGGGACCGCGGACGCCGAGGGCCTGGCGATGCTGGGCACCGCCATCGACCGCATCGGCGGTCGCGCCACCGTGATCGAGGTGGTCGAACTGGGCGACGTCAAGAAGGCCGAGATCACCGCCCTGGCCGACCAGCGAAACGCCGACCTCACCGCCCTGGCCGACCAGCGCGGCGCCGCCCTCTCGGCCCAGGCCGACACCCATGTGGCCACGCTGACCGCGCTCAGCGAGACCCGCGAGACCAGCCTGACGGTGCTCGCCGATGGCCGCGAGGCCGACCTCACGGCCCTGGCCGACACGCGCGACGCCGCCCTGACCACCCTGGCCGACACGCGCGAGGCCGACCTGACGGCACGGGCGGACGCCCGCACCGCCGACGTGATCGCGGCCGGCACCACCTACGCCCTCACCGCGCCCCTGGACGGCATCGCCTACGACAGCCTCGGCCGCGTGACCGGCTACGTCGCCGGGCCGAAGACCGTGTCGGCCCTCACCTACGACACCCGCGACCGGGTGACCGGATTTACCGAGGCGGTGGAAACCCACGACGGCGCCGGCGGCACGACCACCGTCACCCGGGTCTATACCGTCACCTACGACACCCGGGGCCGCATCGCCAGCGTCGCCGCCGCCACCCCCGCCTGAGGAGACCCCCATGGACATCCTGGCCCTCAACGCGTTGCAGACGGCCCTTGGCCAGCACACCCCCTACAACGCCCTGTTCCCGGCCCGGCCGGTGTTCGCCTACCACCAGGCCGCCGCCGGAGGCTACAGCGGGATGACCAGCGTCTACGCGGCGCAGGCGCTGACCCCCATGCGCAGCTTCTACCTCAGCGGCAGTAACTACCCCGGCCACCCCACGGGGCACGCGGTCTGGGGCCAGTCCGAAGTCAACGGCACGAACCGCAACTTCTCTGGACACGCCAGCGAGCAGCCCAAAAACAACAACCTGAACCCGAACAACGGCCTCAATGGCCTGTGCACTCACACCAACACGGTCTGTTTCGCCAACCTGGACATCGACGAGGAGCACGGCGCCGTCCCGCGATACTACAGCCAGTATCAGGACTACGCCCGGTATCACGGCGTGGTGCTGGGGGAGCCCGGCGGTGGCCGGGGCGGCGTGCCGCTGTACCGCCAGGGCCTGGAGCTGGGGGTCCGCAACGCGGAGATCTGGCTGTCCTGGGCCGGCAATGTCGCGAGTCCTCTCATCCCGTCCGGGGTACCCTGGTTCTCCTGGACGGATCTCGCCGGCCTGCAGCGCCACCCCGGCGGGCAGACCACGAACCAGGGGATGATCTGCTACAACCGGGTCAACGACACCGTGGCGCTGATGGAGAACGCCGGCACCAACGCCTGGCGCCTGCATGTGTTCCGCGATTTGCCGGCCAAGATCCGCCCCGACGACGCCGCGCATCTGAAGGCCCTGCTGGAGGGGGCCATCGCCGGCAGCGGCGGATCGTCCTACGAGACGGTCGATATCACCTGGCAGAGCCACGGCACCAACGAGTGGCGCTACCGGCCGCGGGTGATCTATTGCGACGACCACACCGTCTGGCTGGTCGCCAAGGAGATCAACAGCAGCCTGCGCCTGGGCCGCATCGTCTTCGACGGCGACGGCGCCCGCGTGTTCGAGGCCGTGGACAACCGCGGCCTGACCACCTCCTACGGCAGCGACCAGAACGGCTACGCCGCCACCCGGCACATGATGAGCGACGACCAGACCGTGGTCGCCGTCTTCACCAACTACTATTACTACCTCTCCGGTTTTGTCGGCTACTTCCTGAAGCGCGAGTCCGCCGCGCAGGGGGCCTACTGTTACTACAGCCAGAACGACTCCGCGTACGGGTGGTCCATCGCCCCCTTCGGCGGGCCGCACTTCGTGCTCGACCAGAACGCCAACGCCGACGGGAGTACTCAGCGCCTCTACGGCGCCTTCCTGCCCGACACCGCCTTCACCGGCGGCGGCCTTTCGGTGTCGGGCAACATCACCACCGTGTTTGGCTATTCCACCGGGACCAACTACGGCGGCAGCATGGTGGTGAAGGTCAAACCCGCCCTGTTCCGGACCACCGAGTACAAGGAGATCCACGGATGACCCCGCTGTTGCGCTTCGACGATCCGACCGCCCCCGCCAGCGCCTACGACGACACCGGCCACTATCCGCTGCCGGAGGGGGCGACGTCCACGCTGACGCTGCGCTACGTGCTGGACGAGGACGGCGCCGTGATCGACCAGTACGCCGGCCTGGACGACGCGGCCGCCGTGGCCGCCCATGTGGCGCGCCAGGAGGCCGCCCGCGACGCCGCCCGCGACGCCGCCGAGGCCCCGGCCACCGTGATGACCCCGCCGCAGTTCCTGGCGACGCTGTTCACCATCGCCGAGCGCGTCGCCATCCGCGCGGCGCGGGAGACGGACCCCGCCGTGGACGACTTCCTGCGCCTGGTCGAGGACCCGCGCCTTACCGAGGTGGACCGCGCCGACCCCTCCACCGTCGCCATCGTCCGCTACCTGACCACCACGGACCCGCCGCTGCTGACCGAGGCCCGCGCCGCCCAGGTGCTCGCCGGCGAGCGGCCGGCCCTGGAGCCCTGAGCCATGCCCGCCCAGCGCATCGTCGAGTTCGACACCTGGCGGGCCGGCTACCAGGGGGCGGCGGTGCACATCCGCAAGGCCGGCCTGACGGACCTCGCCGCCGTCTACATGGACGAGGCGCTGACGGCCGCCGCGGCCAACCCCCAGATCCTCATTCCCAGGACCGATCCCGACGGCACCCAGTACGGCAAGTTCGCCGTGCCGTTGTACACGGTGGACGACTACTATCTCGACATGACGCCCGCCGGGCCGACGGGGGTGCAGCGGGTGCCGCTGACGTCGCTGGACGGCGGCGAGGCGTCCGGCGCCCTGGTCACCAGCGCCGGCGGCACCGTGGCGCGCGCCCTGGCGGCGCGGGCGGCGGACATCGTCCACGCCCTGGACCACGGCGCGCTGGACGAGACCAGCACCGCCGCCAACACGAACACCCTGCAGGCGGCGATCGGCGTGGCCGCCGCGCGCGGGGCGGGCGCGGTGCATGTGCCGCCGGGCACCTACCGGATCAACGCCCTGTCGGTGCCCCAGGGCGTGGTGCTGACCGGCGCCGGCCGGGGGGCGAGCGTGCTGGTGAGCCAGCTTGCCGACGCCGTCGTGACGGTGACCGGCGACCAGGCCGGGCTCGCCGACCTGACGCTGGACGGCGTCAACCTGGTGACCGGCGGCGTCGGCGTGGTCTCGGACAGCGTCTCCGGCCTGATCCTGCGGCGCGTGGGCCTGCGGCGCTTCGACGTGGCGCTGCGCCACCGGGGCGGGTTCGACCACCGCTACGAGGACCTGGTGCTGTCCGCCTGCGGCGCCGGCGCGCGCTTCCTGGGGGAGGACCACGACGGCGCCGGCACCACCTTCACCGGCCTGCGCTGGACCGGCGGCCGGGTGGAGACCACCACCCAGGGTGCCGCGATCCTGTTCGAGGCCGTGGACCGCCCGGTGGACCACAACACGCTGGCCCATGTGGAGATCCTCGACAACGTGGGGCCGGAGGGCATCAAGCTCGTCGGCGCCCAGTTCACGACCCTGGAGCGCTGCGCGTGGGAGGGCAACGTCAACATCCTGTCGGTCACCGACGGCACCCACCCAGAGCTGACGGACCGGGAGGTGCTGTCCCTGCGGGTGCTCGGCGGCGGCATGGCCGACGGCGCCGTCACGCTCGACGGGCTGTGCCAGGACGTGGTGCTGGAAAGCGTCGAGATCGTCGGCGTGGACTTCGTCATGACCACCCCGGCGCACAACGTTCTCCTGAAGAACTGCACCGAGTACGGGGCCACGGTGTCGGGATCGGAGCCCCGCAAGCTGACCCGGTTCCGCGACATCAATCGCGGCGGCGTGGTGGGCATCACCACGGACGGCACGCCGGAGGTGGCCTGGACCCTGGCCCTGAAGCCCGGCGAGGTGGTGCATCTGGAGGTCCGGGCCACGGCGCGCGCGCTCAACAACGCCACCGAGTGCGCCGCCTATCACCTGGAGCAGGCGGCGCGCCGGCCGGGGTCCACCCTGACCTACGACAACCGGACGCAGGCGTTCTCGGTGGGCGCCACCCTTCAGGGGGCGGACTCCCGCGCCACGGCGGCCATCGTCGCCGTGTCCGAAAGCGGGACCACGGGCACGCTCACCCTCCACGACGTGGACGGCGCGTTCCAGGACAACGAGATCATCGCCGAGGTCGGCGGCGAGGCGGGCGGCGGGGCGGGCGACGGGGCGGGCGGCTCCGCCCAGGTCAACGGCGCCCTGGACCACGCCCCCGTGGCGCTGATGGGCGCCAAGGTCTCGCACATGGCGCGGACCAACGGCACGGCGTCGGCCTGGGGCGGGGTGGCCATCGGCGCCTCCGCGCACGAGATCCAGGTCACGGTCGACGGCGACGCCGACGACGCCGTGGAATGGCGCGTCGAGACCCGGGTGGTGCTCTGATGCCCTGGGAGCGGCTGCCCCTCGATGCGCCGGTGCTGCGCAACGTCGCGGAGACCGCCCTGACCGGCGGGCGGGCCAACGCCGCCCTGGAGAACGCCTACGTCAACGAGATCGGCGCCGTCTGCCGCTTCCCGGGCCTGCGCCCGTTCACCCGGGTCGGGGGCGGAGTCGGGGGCGGAGTCGGGGGCGGCGGGAGCGGGCGCGTGACCCTGACCGAGTGGCGCGGCGACCTGATCGCCCTCACCGCGTCCGGTCAGGTCTGGCGCGTCTCCGCCACCGGCGCCGTCACCGATCTCACCGGGGTGCCGGTGTCCGGCGGCCGGCGGCCGGTCTTCGCCAAGACCGAGACCGACCTGGTCATCGCCGCCGGCGGACCGATCGTGCGCCTGGCGGGGGAGAAGACCGACCTGCTGGCCCGCTCGGCGCCGGAGTCCACCCATGTCTGTTTCATCGCCGGGTACCTGGTGGCCATCGAGCCCCGCTCCGGGCGCTTCTATCACTCCGCCGTGGGGGACTACGGCACCTGGAACCCGCTCGACGTGTTCAGCGCCGAGGGCAAGCCCGACGACCTGAACGCGGCCATCGTCACCCCCTATTCGGAACTGCTGCTGTGCGGCCCGCGCTCCGTCGAGCAGTTCGACCCGGTCAGTTCCGGCTCGCAGCCCTTCTTCCGGCGCTGGCAGATCGGCGACGGCGTGCTGGCCCCCTATACCCTGGTGAGCGCCAACAACGGCGTCTACGGCGTCAACCAGCGAGCCGAGTTCGCCCGCTTCAGCGGCCAGTACAGCGAGGACGCCGGCCCCACCGTGGGCCGGTTCCTGGAACGCATCGACGACTGGACCGACGCCTGGGCCGCCGAACTGCTGATCGAGGGGCAGAAGTTCCTGCTGCTGCAGGCGCCCCGGGCCCGCAACGCCCACGACACCCGGGGCGTGACCCTGCTGTACGACCTGCGCGCGCAGCGCTGGGCGTCGCTGTACGGGTGGGACGCGGCGGCCTCGCGGCCCGGCCGCTGGCCCGGCTGGTCGCTGCTGCCGATCTGGGGACGCTGGTTCGTCGGCGGCGACGACGGCGCCATCCACGAACTGACCCCGGAGCGCCAGGACCACGACGGCGCCCCGCAGCCGGTGCTGTACCGCTCCGGCCACTGGTCCATGCTGGGGCACCGCACCCGGGTCGGCGACAGCCGCCTGCGCCTGCGCCGGGGCGTGGTCGGGCCGAACGATCCGGAGCCGGTGGTGTCGCTGCGCGTCAACCGCGACAATCGCGGCTGGTCGGCCTGGCGCCGCGTCGGTCTGGGACGGGCCGGCCAGCGCGACCTGGTGGTCGGCGCGGGGGCCTGGGGCGCGGCCCACAGCTGGCAGTGGGAGATCGCCATGACCGACGCCGCCCCCCTGGAGCTGCACGACGTCCAGATCTATCAAAGCGGGGCCTAGACATGCCCACCCCCACCGTTCCCTCGCCGCCCCGGCCGACCGGCGACGCCGCCGCCGACACCAGCGCCACGGTGGATTACATGTGGGCGCTCTACCGGGCGCTGGTGCTGTCCGTGGACGGCCCGGTGCAGCGGCTTGAGGCCATCGGCACGGTGGCCCCCCTGGCCACCCCGGCGGCGTCGGCCACCGCCATCGCCGACCCCCCGACCCGGAGCGACGTCCAGGCCCTGGCCGACGCGCAGCAGACCCTGCGCGCCAAGCTCAACGAGATCGTCGCCGCCATGCGGGGGTGACCGCCCCGGGGCACTCTACTCCGCCGCCACCAGGGCGTCGGTGGCCAGCCGGGTCCTGGCGTTCAGAAGCTCGATGCCGACAAGCCGGTGGTCGTCATCGAAATCGAAGACAACCCCGGGCGAGATTTCCTCCGACTCCACAGAGGGTCGGTCGGACAGGCTCACGTAGAGCGCATCGACCTCCGGATCATACGCGGTTTTCATGGCCGGGCTCCCCGATCGAAGAAGGCGGTGATCACGAGGATATCATGGCCGTCGGGGCGATGGACAACCCGGAGCACACGGGCACCGAAGTCCGGGATGGTCTTGAAGGATCGCGTGACCTCCGGCGCCCCCGCGTCGGGCTCGGTGCGGTCCGGCTCCAGAATGGCCGACTCGATCCAGGCCCGCCGCAATCGGCGCCGGGCCAGGGCCGCTTCGGCGTGGGCCGAGAAGAGGATCATGGTACAGGCCGTCCCTGGCGGACCCTTCCGGTCCCGCTGGCGAACCGGGGAACCGTTTCGCCGAACCGTGTGGGTCAGGGATTGATGGAGGGGAAGTCTTCGCGCGCGATGCGACGGGCCATGGCGAGGGCAGCCGCATCGGAGGTCTGTCCTTGCGGAAGTTGGCGACAAACCATGGCCCAGCCCGAGGTATAAACCGGAGCCTTCGCGAGGGCGGACAGGCAGCCGAGAACAAGGCCCCCTTTCTCGACTCGGTACGCCTTGCCCAGGACAGGACCGGAGGCCAGGCTGGCGGCCGTGCCGATCCCGTCAACGCGACGCATACCGTCCATCCGTCTTGGCACGGGCCGCTCCGGTGTAGCGACGACAAGTCGCGAGATCATGACCGTCGCCTCCCCCGTCGGAGACGCGGCCGAGAACACAGCGCCGACCGTCTCGCCGTCAGGTCCGGTGACCGGAGAACACCTGGGGGCAAAGCGCGTCGCACGGAACTCTGCCGACGCCGGGGACCCAGGAACCAGCACGTCGTCGCACAGGACTCCCCCCGTGCGTGCGTCCAGTGCCGCCGCGGGCCCCGACGAGCGCGGGGCATCCGCCCCGGTGGTCTGGCAGCCGGCCACCGCCAATCCCGTGATCATCGCCAACACAATCGCGCGCATTGTCTTCCCTCCCGTTTTTTGCACGCCCAGGATGCACCATCCGTCCCGCCGCATCAAGGGCGCGCGGATCGCCGGGGTCCGGTCTGTGAGCGCGGCGAGACATGCGCGACCGTGCTCCCGGACAGCAGGACAGGGGCAACGGGAGACGGGCATGGCCAGGGGACTCAGCGGGATCCGCGCGGCGGCGGCGCTTCTGGACACCGCCGGGCCTCCGGGTACGGATCTGGTGCATGTCAACGGGCGCGAGATCGGCGACCTGGCGGCCTCGGGGTACCCGATGGCGCGGGCGCCGGACGGCACGGTGGCGGTGCTGGACCGGGGCGCCGTGGCGGCGCGCGGGCGCCGGGGCGACACCGACGTCATCCATGCCGGCCGCCAGGCCCAGCGCTACCTGCGCGCCCGGGGCGGCGCCGGGACCATCAACCCGGCCACCGGGCGGCGCGAGTTCTTCGACGCCGGGTCCGATGACGATGGGTCCGACGACGACGGATCCGACGGGGGTTCCCAGGGGGGTTCCCAGGGGGGCGCCGACAAGGGGTCCGACCGCAAGGGCGGGAACGACGGCGGCGGATCGGACGGCCCCCAGGGCTCCGATGGCGGGCGCTCCGGCGGCTCCCAGGGGGGCTCGACGGGTTCCGGGAGGTCCGGGAGGTCCGGCGACGTCGGCAAGTCCGGCAAGTCCGGTAAGTCCGGCGGACCGGGCGGGGCGGGCGGATCGAGGGGATCCTCCCTCGCCACGGACGACGCGGGCTCGACACTGAACACGTCCAGCGGCGCCAGACAGGTCAGTGGCGCGTCCCTGACAGCGACAGACCCAGAAGCCGCCGCCCTTATGGGGGGGCACGACTTAGGCGCATTGGCCGGTTTGCCTTCAGAAGAAAGCATTGCTGCTGGCTTGGCGATGGAGAGTGTTGGACAAACTATCGCCAGAGAAGTGTTTAACACCCTAAACCCGTTTGGCCTTGACATAAATCCTCAAATTGGCCCGACCGGGCTCGCTCATCGTGCGACCTTCGATCCGGTGGGAATGGTCGGATCTGTCGTTGGCGGTGTCATGGGTGTTCCGGGACTCGGCCTCGTTGGTTCCGCCCTCGGGCCGGACATCGATCTTGGACTGCTGGAAGACCTCCCCGACGCCTTTTCCGCCGACGGGCGGACCTCCAACACCCGGGACTTTTCCGGCGACGGGGCCGGCAGCGGCCGCGACCGCCCCCTGGCCGCCATGATCGAGGAGGCCCTCGAAGACGCCGACGACGACGCCAGCGCGCTCGCCGTGGAGGAGCGCGCCTACATCCTGCCGTCCTATGTGCGGCCCGACACCATGCAAGATAGCGAGGTCACCATGTGGGATGCCCCCAAGCAGACCGGCCTGGCCGGGATCGTCGCCGACCAGGGCCGCTATGGCGACACGGCCCTAGCCTACCTGGGGCCGCAAGCCCAGCGGCGCCTGCGTGCCCGGGGCGGCGCCGGGACCATCAACCCGGCCACCGGGCGGCGCGAGTTCTTCGACGAACAGTACTATCTGTCCCAGAACCCCGACGTCCGGGCGGCCGTGGCCAACGGCGATTTCGCGTCCGCCCAGGACCACTACAACGCCCACGGCCGCGCCGAGGGCCGCTACGCGGATTCCACCGACGCCCATTATCTGTCCCGGAACCAGGACGTGGCGGCGGCGGTTCGCTCCGGCCAGTTCTCGGACGCCAGGGAGCATTACGCCCTCCACGGCGCCAGCGAGGGCCGCTCCCTGTACGAAACCCCCGACGGTTTCGATGCCCAGGCCTACCTGGACCAGAACAGGGACGTGGCCGAGTCCGGCATGGACCCCTGGACGCATTACCGGCAGCACGGCATGGACGAAGGCCGGGCGTACACCGCCCCCCAGCCCGAGCCCACGCCGCAGAAAGACCCGGGGGTTATTATTCAAGACATCCTGGACAAGTTCCTGAAGGACTACTTCCCGCCCATGCCGCTGCCCACCGAGCCCGACCCCGATCCCGACGGCAATTCCGACGGCACGCCCGACGGCAATTCCGACGGCAATTCCGACGGCACGCCCGACCCCGGCGGGCCCATCTCCCCCGGGCCGGTCATCACCACGCCGCGCTACCGCTCCGATCGCTATCGCGGCACCAAGGGCTACGGGTTCTAGGGGCGGAGACGCGGCATGAGCATCCTCGGCGACATCGCCAAGTCGGTCCTGCCCTCGATCATCGAGGGGGGGATCTCCCTCTGGGGGGACTCGGAGGCGCGGGAGGCCAACGAACAGGCCGCCGCCGACTACGCGGCCGGCGCCCAGGAAGCGGCGGACCTGCTGTCCGCCGCCGAGGTGGAGGCGCTGGAATACCTGCTGGCCGGCAACGAGGACGTCCGCGCCATCTATGACGAGGCGCGGGGCAGCGGCTTGTCGCAGATGGACTCCCTGGCCACCGCCTACGACATGGCCGTCAGCACCGGCCTGATGCGCTCCGACCAGCTGCTGACCGAGGCCCTGACCGGCTACCACGCCACCCTGGAGGGGGGGCTCGACCGGTACCTGGACGCCATCGGCACCGGCCTCGGCGGCGCGGTCGAGACGTACGGGCTGGGTTCGGCCGCCGCGCGGCGGGACATCGACGCGGGCCAGGCGGCCTACGCCGCCCAGTTCGCGCCCTACCAGGACGCCGGGCGGGAGGCCCTGGGGTCCCTGCGGCGCATCGCGGGCGGTGACCCGTCGGCCCTGACCCCGTCCCAGCGCCGGTTGATGGAGGACCACCAGCGCGGCATGCGCGCCAACCTGGCGGCCTCCGGGCTGCGGGGCGCCGGCCGGGCGGGGGTGGCGGCGTTCAACGAGGGCCAGGCGGCGCTGGCCGCCGACCTGTACGACCAGAACCGCGCGCGCCAGGACGCCGCCACCGACACCCTGGCCCGCTACGGCTACGGCGCGTCGGGGTCCGTGGCCGGCAACGCCGAGCGCAGCGCCGCGGCCCATGCGGCCAACATGCTGGAGACCGCCGGCCGGCAGGCGGCGGCCATCACCGGCGCCAGCCAGAACATGGGCAATGCCGTGCTGGCCACCGCCCAGAACCAGGGGTCGGCGTGGCTCAACACCGCCGACACCCGCGCGCGCAACGCCCTGGGCGTGGCCAGCGACACGGCCCTCAACCGCCAGAACATGGGCCTGCGTCAGCTCGGCCTGACCCAGGACTATTACGGACGCCTGGCGGACCTGGCCACGTCGGACGCCGGCCTGCGCGCCGACGCCACCAAGTCCATCGGCCAGGCGCAGGGCTCCGCCAAGTCCAACGCCGGCTACATCGAGGCCCTGGCCGGGCTGGCCAACGCCCAGCAGGCCGGCACCACCTGGGGCACCCTGGCCTCCATCACCGCCAACGGCGCCAAGAACGCCCTGGCCGCCTACGGAGGATCGTGACCCATGGCCGTCGCGCCCACGCGCCTGCCCCGCGGCTCTTACGGCGATCCCATGCCGCGCGCCCCCGGTCCGCAGGGCCTGCGCTTCATCACGGCGAACCCGGCGCTGGAGGGCTATCGGCGCCAGGAGCAGGCGCAACAGCGCCGGGACGTCCTGGCCCGCGCCGAGCAGGCGCACGACCGCGCCGAGGGCCTGCGGCGCATCACGGCGGAGGCGGCCCAGGCCCGGGCCGGCGGCGCGGCGCCCACCTGGCGGCGGGACTATCAGCAGGCCCTGGCCGAGGGCGGGCACGGCCGCGAGGCCATGGCGGCCGCCGACGCCACCGACACCGCCGAGATCAAGATCCTGGAGATGGCCGCCTCCGGCAGCCCCGACCGGGCGCTGCACCTGGCCCGCGCCCAGGGCATCCCGGTCACGCCGCAGATGGAACGGATGATCCGCACCCCGTCCGTGGCCGGCGTGATGGCCGAGGCGGCAAAGATCCCCGGCGCCGACAAGGACCCGGAGTGGACCCGCGCCTACGCGTCCGCGCGCCTGAACGGCCTGGCGCCGACCCAGGCCCTGGAGCGGGCCGGCTCCGTCGGCAACGCCGCGACCCGCTTCCTGGACGGGTTCGATCCGGCCCGGTACGGCCTGCCCGGGGGGACGCCCGGGGGAGCATCGCCCGGAGCGCCCGGGGCGCCCGGGGAGACGCCGTCCGCGCTGCCGTCGCTGCGGGACGGCCTGCGCGCCACCGAGAGCGGCGGCAACCCGGCCGCCCTGCGATCCGACACGAAGTCCGCCGGGCTTTACCAGCACACGCCCGCGCGCTTGCAGGATCTGGGCGTCTACAGCGGTGACGGGGCGTGGAACGGGGGCTTCACCATCCCCGGCTTCCCGAAGGTGCGCACCCTGGCCGACTACCTGGCCAACCCCGATGCCCAGGAAGCCGTGCAAACCCTCCACGAGACCGACATCCTGCGGCAGATCGACACCCTCGGGCTCGGCCAGTACCGGGGCCAGACCGTCGGCGGCGTCCCGATCAACGACAACGCCCTGGTCACCATGGCCCACCTGGGGGGCATGGGCGGCCTACGCAAGTTCCTGGAGACGGACGGGCGGTACAATCCGGCCGACGCGAACGGTACCCGCCTGTCCGACTTCGGACTCAAGTTCGGGCGCGGGTTCCAGCCCCTCTCCGCCGCCGCCATGCTCCCCGCGCTGCCTCCGGACACCGGGCCGGCGCCCCCGCAACAGCAGCAGCAACCAGCACCGCAACAGCAGCAGCCGGGAGGCCGAACGCTGACGCGCCAACAGCTGGACCTGCTCCGGGCGCGGGCGCGCACCGACCCCGAGGGCGCCATGAAGGCCCTGTGGGACACCCTCGGCCCGCCGGAGGCGAAGCCCTTGCGGCCCGTGACCATGGCCGGGCCAGACGGCGCCCCGGTGCTGGGCACCTTCGATCCGGCCACCGGCGCATATACCCCCTCGACCACCCCGGCCCCGACCAGCGCGGCGCGGGAGACGGACCTGTTGCGCCAGGCGCAGGACGCGGCCCGCAAGGAGGCCGACGCCACCGTGTCCCGCGACCCGCTCGGAAATGTCGAGGACCCGGACGGGTGGCGGCGGATCTACGACGCCGCCTTCGACGCGCAGATGCGCCTGCGCGGCCTGGACCCGGAGGCCGCGCGCGCCCGCATGGGACCCAGCGCGCTGTCCACGGAGGTGCTACCGGTGCCCGGCGACGTGTCCGACCTGGAGGCGCTGGACGACGACGCCATCCTGCGCGGGGCGGGGCTTCGATAATGCCGACAGAGACCGAATACCGGATGGAGGCGGGACGGCGGGGGATCCTGCCACCCCGCCACCAAGTCTACTTCGACGAGGCGGTGCGGCGGGGCCTGATCGACCCGGCACCCGAGCCCCCCGAACCCGACGGACCCGGCGTTTGGGCCCAGGCCGGAAACATCGCCCGTGGCGTCGGCGAGCGAGCGCTCGACCTCGCGGGCGGTGCGCTCACAGGCGTGGGTGCCGTCGTCGAGGACCTCGGCGACGCGATGGAACGGCGCGTTCCGCTCGGCACCCTCGCCAACCCGGGGGTGCCCATGACCGAGGAAGAGATCGCCGCGCCCAACCTCGGGTCCGCGATCCAGGCCATCGGCCGGGACGCGGCGGCCGTCGATCTGGGCTACGAGCCCCGCTACACCTGGGACCGTCTCAAAAACAGCGAGGGAGTCCTCGATGCGGCCGGGACCCTGATCGGCTTCGCCACCGAGCAGGGGCTGGTCTCCGTCCCGGACATGATCGCGTCGATCGCCAATCCGGCCGGCTACATCGCGGCCCGATCGGGCGAGATCGGCGCGGCCCGCGCGGAGAACCAGGGCCGGTCCGGGGATGTCCGGGCCCGGGACGTCGCGGAAGCGGCGCCCGCCGCGCTGACCGCCGCGCTGATGGAGCGCTTCGGCGCGCGCGGCGTGCTCGGCCTGGACGACACCGTGGGGCGCCTGGCGGACATCCCCGGCGCGGCCGCGAAAGCCGGCGCCAGGGAAGGCGCGACCGAGTTCGCCCAGGAACAGATCGAGTACGCCGGCGAGACCGTCGGCACCCGCAAGCCCTGGGATGTCTGGGACAGTCTGGAGCGGGGCGCCGCCGGCGCGGTGGCCGGCGGACCGTTCGGGGGCGCCGTCCGCGCCGGAACCGGGGTCGTCCAGGTGCTCACCCATCCGGAGGCCACGCCCCCGGGCATCGGCGAACAGCCCGACGACGGCGACCCCCCTGCGCCACCCCCGCGCCCCCCGGGACCGAAACCCGAGCCGGGGGGCCGCGTCGACGTCGCCCTGGACCACGAAACGCCGGTGCCGCCGCAACCCGACGGCTGGGGGGACGTCTCCCCCGAGGAGATCGCCCGCCTGCGGGCCGGGCAGCGGGCCGCCCCGGTGCCGGGCGGGCGGGTCACCGTGCGGCTGAACGGCGAGACCCTGGCCGGCACGGTCGAGAGCCTCGATCGCCGCGACGCCATGGTGCGCCTGGACGACACCGGCGACCTGGAGCCGGTGCCCGTCGCGGCCCTGGAGCCGGCCCGGCCCCCGAGGGATCCCGGGGAGGCTCCGGCCCCCACCCCTCCAGCCGACGAACTGACCCAGGTCCTGGAGACCGAGCGCCCCGTCGCCGAGATCGTCGCCGAGGCGGAGGGCCGCCCGGCGGGGCGCCGGATCGTCACCCTGCCCAGCGGCGAACGCCTGACCGGCGCGGTCACGCCGCTGGACGACGGCCTGCTGCGGATCGAGGCCGAGGATGGCGCCGTCCTGGTGCTGCCCGAGGGCGCGCCGGGGGTGTCGATCGCCCGCCCGGACGAGGGGGCTGCGCCCGCGCCCCCACCCCTGGCCGAGGCGATCCCGGTCCCCACGCCCTTGCGCCCCACCGTGGACCGCCTGGTCGGCGCCGGCATGGACCCACAGGTGGCGGCGGACGAGGTGATGGAGCGCGACGCGCTGCGCGACGATACACCGCTGCCCTGGCAGGAGATCGCCGACGCCCGGGACGAGGCCCGCCCCGAGACCCGCCCCGAGACACAAACGGGGGCGGAGCCGCCGGCCTTTCTGGCGGACCCGCCCGAGGCCATGCGCGCCGAAGCCATGCGCGCCGTGGGCCTGCCCGACACCGTGGCGGACGTCCACGTCGAGATGGCCAGCGGCCACACCTTCGCCGGCGAGGTCGGCCGTGCCGGCCTCGACGACCAGGGCCGCCCCTGGCTGGAGGTCCGCCAGGAGACCGGCGTGCCCCTGGTGGTCCGCCCGGGCCTCAACGCCGAGGTGACCGCGCGGGACTGGCCCGCCGAGGCCCGGCGGTCCCGCAACCCGCGCGAGGTTGTGGTCAACAGCGCGGACATCGGGCCCTTCAAGACACGTCGCCGCTGGCGCGACGCCGCGATCCGGAAGATCCGCGCCCACGTCGGTACGAAGGTCCGGCACGGCGAACTGGGCGACATCCGCATCCCCTTGATGGGCGTCAAGCACACAGTCCAGGGCGCGCAGGAAGAGCTTTTGCTTGCCGCCACCCGGCTTCCCGACCTGATCCGCACGGCCCAGCGGATGGGTCCGCCACAGCCGGACCGCCGAGGGCGCCCCGAGATCAAGGCCGTGCACCATCTGCAGGGCTCGGTGCGTGTCGACGGGGCCGTCAGGGCCACGCACATTGTCGTCCGCGAGACGGCCGACGGACGGCTATTCTACGACCTGGCCCTGATGGGGAAAGACGGCTCTCCCGCTACCGGTGCCGTCCGCCCGCCGGGCGCAGTGGGCATCCAGACTTCAAGCAAGGAGAGCCTGACTCAGAGTATAGGCGCGGCATCCTCCACGCTCAACCCTGGCCTCACTGACACCCCCGCCGAGACGCGGCGAAGCGAGACACCCCCCTTGGTCCGGTCCCTGCTGGGCGACGAACTGGGCGATCTGCGCGGCCTGAAAAACCGCCGAAAGGCGATGGAGGATTGGTACCGGACCCACCTTCAGGGGCGGACCGTTGAAGCCTCCGATGGACGCTTGGTGCAGTTTACGCAGCGTGGGCGGAACGAGACAAGGTACCGCCTCTCTCTACAAAAAGCGCTTCACATCGTCGCTGTGGAAGACGTCGTTAAGCACGGGCGCTATGTGGGGTTCGTGCGAAATGAGAAAGCCAAAGAAAAGCCACGTGTGCGCGGCTACCATCAGTACGAGGGCCTCGTCAGGAGCGGCGACACAACCTTATTGGTCAGCGTCCTCGTCGAAGAAGACCAAAACGGCAACTTGTATTACAATTTAGATACGAAACCCCCCTCTACTCTTGAGCCGTCCCAGTCCAGCAGAGCGGAGGAGGGTTTCAAGGCCGCTTCGGACGATCCGAACGTAGCTGGGCTTCGGGAAGGAAGCAGCCCAACCAATACGATCTCCCCGGCGTGGGACGGCGTCAACCTCTTTGTGCGCCCGGTTGGGGTGGTGCCTGGACGAAGCGCCGCCCCCCTGGTCTACACCCCCGCCGTGACCGGGCAGGCCGCCCGATTGCGCCGCGCGCTGAGAACGCGCCTGCGGGAGATGGGGCTTGGCGACGTGGACGTGGTCATCGCCGAGGACATCGGCGGCGGCGCCCGGGACGGAGTCTATTGGCGAAAGCTCATCGCCGTGGCCCTGGATCGCGGCGAGGACGCGGCCCACGGCACCCTGAACCACGAGGCCATCCACGCCTTGCGCAAGCTGGGCCTCCTGAAAGGGGCCGAGTGGACAGCCTTGAAGGGTGCCGCCCTGTCCGGCGACTGGATCGCCCGGCACCAGGTGGACGCGCGGTATCCGGACCTGTCGTTCGAGGGGCGGCTGGAAGAGGCCGTCGCCGACGAGTATCGCGCCTGGGCGGAGAAGCAGACGCCGGCGCCGCGTCACGCCCTGGCGCGGCGGGCCTTCAACGTCATCCGGCGCGTGCTCGAACAGATCCGCGCCGCGTTCCAGACGGTTTTCCAGCGCCCCGTGACCGCCGAGGACGTCTTCCGCCGGATCGACGCCGGCGCGCTGCGGGGGCGGGGACCGGTGCGCGACGCCGGCACGAGGATGGACGCGTCCGCGCCCCCCGCCCCCCAGCCTGCCCCCTTGGTCGCGACCCTGCGCGGCGATGAGTTGGGCGTTCATGGCGACGATGCCCAGGCCTGGCGGCGCGCCGCCGACGCGTGGTACCGCGCCCACCTTCAGGGCCGGGTGGTCACGGCCTCGGACGGTCGCCCAATCCGCCTGACGGCCCGAGGGCGTAAAAAGACTGTACACCAGCTTTCGCCCACGACGGCGCGATACGTCCCCGCCATCGTCACAGTGCTGGAGTCGGGCGAATACGCGGGCTTTTCCGAGAACAGGAAGCCGGAAATCAAACCGGATGTACGCGGGTACCATCGATATGAAGGAGGCGTTGCGATTGGGTCCGAAACAACCCGGGTCCGGCTGCTCGTCGAAGAGCGAACGGATGGCACACTTTACTATGACCTCTATACAGAGGCCCCCTCCAGTGATCCGGGATTGAAGAGACCCGGGCCGAAGGGGGCTTCCGAGGACAACGCCTCGTCTCGAAGAATACCGCCACCGGAACAGTCGGTCAATCTGCTCCTGCTTGAAACACACCCCGCGACCCTGAGTGGCGCCGGGGGTGCCGAGACGTCCAGGGCCTCGGGGGACGAGGGACGAACCCTTGGTTACCCGCCGCTTGGGATGGTTGCCAGCCCCGGCGCTCACCCGGACAGTATCGCGCCAACGCCGTCGAACCGCAACGAAAACGACCGCGATACCCCCGCCGAGTCGCGGCGCCCCATCGGCCCGTTCGGCCCCATCTTCACGGAGTTCCGCCACGACGCCAAGGGTGCCATCGCCCGCCTGATTCAGGAGCAAAGCGGAGAAGCGGTCGCCGCGCTGCACCACCCCGAAATCGGCGATATCGATCTTGTGTGGGGAAAGGCGGGGACCGGCGCCAGTGACGGCTACGGCCTGGCCAAGCTGGTGCGCTTCCACCCGGAGGTCCTGGATAATCTCCAGGGCATCCTGAGCGAGACCAAGGTGGTCAGCCGCAGCCCCAACCGTGTCCGGCTGGCGTCGACACACCACACCGCCGTCGTCTCGCTGCAGTACTTCGACAGAGAGAAGACGTGGCTGCTGACGGCTTACGAGAGAAGGGGGAGTGGCGCCGGCACGACGATGGACACTGCCGAACTTCCTGGCGGAGGTGACACAGCTCGCTCCGCCGCCACTCACCCGGACAGTATCGCGCCAACGCCGTCGAACCGCAACGAAAACGACCGCGATACCCCCGCCGAGTCGCGGCGCCCCATCGGCCCGTTCGGCCCCATCTTCACGGAGTTCCGCCACGACGCCAAGGGTGCCATCGCCCGCCTGATTCAGGAGCAAAGCGGAGAAGCGGTCGCCGCGCTGCACCACCCCGAAATCGGCGATATCGATCTTGTGTGGGGAAAGGCGGGGACCGGCGCCAGTGACGGCTACGGCCTGGCCAAGCTGGTGCGCTTCCACCCGGAGGTCCTGGATAATCTCCAGGGCATCCTGAGCGAGACCAAGGTGGTCAGCCGCAGCCCCAACCGTGTCCGGCTGGCGTCGACACACCACATGGCGACCGTCCGCCTTGAGTGGGACGGTCGCGCCAAGACGTGGCTGCTGACGGCGTATGAGAAAAGAAGGAGTGGCGCCGGCACGACGACGGACACTGCCGAACTTCCTGGCGGAGGTGACACAGCTCGCTCCGCCGCCACTCACCCGGACAGTATCGCGCCAACGCCGTCGAACCGCAACGAAAACGACCGCGATACCCCCGCCGAGTCGCGGCGCCTGGGCGCGGCCCTCGACCGCACCCTGACCGCGCTCCGGGACGCCCATCTGCCGCCGCCGGCCGAGCGGGTGCGCGCCGCCACCGAGGACTGGATCCAGGGGACGCGCCTGTCGGACCCCGACGGCATAAAAATCACCCAATGGCTACGAGGCTCGTTCATATTCCCTAACCACGTGGCCTCCGGGCGGCCGGCGTTCGCGCCGGTGTTCCACCAGGGCATGCGCTTCATCGAGACCCGCGAGACGATCGCCCGCGCGCTGGGCGACCACCTGCGGCCCTATGCCGAGGCCAGCCCCCGGGACCAGCGGGCGGTCAACGCGGTGCTGGAGATGGGGCGGCTGAAGGGCCGGGACTTCTCCGGGGACCCGGTGATCACGGTCGTCAACGACCTCGACCGCGCCCTTCCCAACACCCGCCGCGCCCTGCTGAAGCCGGGCGAGAGGATCACCCTCAGCCAGGATCAGGCCCGGCAGTACCGGGCCGTGCGCCAGGCCATGCGCGCGGCGCTGGCGCTGTACCGGACGGCCTATCTGACCCAGCAGGGCTTCGGGCGCCCGGGCGACCCGGCCACCCCCGCCGCCTTCCACGACATGGCCAACCGGGTGGACGCGGGCGCCGATCCGACCACCCTGGCGCGGCCGGACGCCGACGGCGCGTTTCCCGACCTGCGCCCGGAGACCCTGCGGGAGATCGCCGATGTGCTGGGCATCCTCGCCCAGGCCGACCGCGAGGGCTACGTGCCCTTCAGCCGCTACGGCGACTGGGGTGTCGCCGTGATCCGCCCGGCGGCGCGGGGCCGGGAGGTGGTGGCGTTCCACAAGGCCGAAGGCCGGACGGAGGCGGCCCGGATCGCGCGGGAACTGCGGGCGGCGCACGCCCAAGACCCCGGCGTCCGGGTTCTGCCGCCGCGCAAGCTGCCCACGGAGGAGGCGTTCCGCGACGACGTGCTGGACCTGGGCGCCATCGCCGCCTTCGCCCGCAAGGGCGGCGTGGACCCCGAGACCGTGCAGCAGGTCGTCGAGGCGGCCCAGGGCGAACTGTCCCGGGCCGGCTTCAAGAAGCACTTTATCGACAGCAAGGGCACCGCCGGCTACACGCAGGACTTCGCGCGATCCCTGGCCGATTACGTGGTCGGACTGTCCGGGCACCTGGCCCGGCGGGAGACCATGCCGGAGATGACGCGGGCGATCTCGCGGATTCCGAACACCCAGCCCGACCTGAAGCGGGCGGCCCACGCCTACCGGGACTACCTGTTCGACCCCGTCGAGGAATGGGGGCGCATCCGCGCCTTCAATTTCTTCGCCTATCTGGGCGGCAACCCGTCCTCCGCCGCGCTCAACACCACCCAGGTCGTCGTGTTCACCGGCCCGGTCCTGTCGGCGCTGTCCAACCCGGCGCGCGCCGGCCGCGCCCTGACGCGCGCCGCCGCCCTCGCGACCCGGGTGGTGCGCCTCCGGGCCAACGCCAAATGGATCGAGCTGGACTACGACGCCCTGCCGGGTCACCTGCGCGACCCGGTGATGCGCCTGGTCGAGAAGGGGGCCCTGGTGCCCCAGGTCAGCCTGGAGCAGCAGGGCGTCGCGGCCGGACGCCGCGCCTCGGCGGCCCGGGGCGCAGCCGAAAAGGTCCGCAACGCGGGCGAGGCCGCCGCCGCCCTGTTCAGCGCCACCGAGCAGTGGAACCGCCTGGTCACCGTCCTCGCCACCCTGGATCTGGCCCGGGACGCCAAGGTGCGCGCCGCCGCCCAGGACATGTTCAAAAACGACGCCCTGTTCCACGAGCGCCTGCGCAAGACGGGACAGACCGCGATGGTCCTGGCCCGGGAAGGCGGCGACCCGGTCACCGGGTCGGTCCTCGACCAGGATCAGAAAGACCGGGGCCAGACCGTGGACGGCCGGTCGAACAGCGGCCAGCCGACGACAGTGCGCACGGCGCGGGGCGGGACGCTCCGGCTCGCGTCCGACGGGCGCTACACCTACACCCCGCCGGCCACCCTGCCGGCGCCGCTGAAAAACGGGCGACCGGTCACCGATCACGGGGCGTACACGGTGCGTCTGCCCTCCGGCAAGACGGTGGACCGGCGCTTCTCGGCCGAGATCGGCTACCTGAGCGCGGTGGACCTGGCCCAGTGGGTGACCGAGCAGACCCAGTTCATCCTCGGCAAGGCCAACCGGGCGCCCGCCCTGCGGGGGGTCGGCGCGCTGGTGTTCCAGTTCAAGGCGTTCACGCTGCACGCGTTGCAGTTCCAGTGGCGCCTGGCGACCCGCTACGGGCCGCGCGGCCGGGCCGCGCTGGGGATGAACCTGATAGCGCTTCTGCTGCTGAGCGGGGTGATGGGCCTGCCGTTCGTGGAGGACCTCGACGAGATCCTGCGCGCGCTCGGCATCGCCCCGGACAGCCGCGCCTGGTTCACCGACACCTTCGGCCCCACCTGGGGCGAGGTGCTGCGCACCGGCGCGACCCGGCCCCTCCTCGGCGTGGACTTCGGCCCGCGCGTCGGCATGGGCGACATCCTGCCGATCCCCTTCGAGCAACGTCCCACGCAAACCCTCTTCGACATGTGGGCGCCGGTTCTCGGCGTAAGCGGATCGACGGCCAGCAACCTCGTGCATGCCTTCAACGAGGCCAGCTATGGCCGCTGGGTGAACGCCGCCGTCACCCTGGCGCCCTACGTGGGCTCGGCGGGGGCCGGCAACGTCTCCAAGGCCCTGGTCCGTGGACAGGAAGGATACCGCACCCGGCGCGGCGACCTGCTGCTGTCAGAGGAGGAGATCACGCCCTGGGACACGGCGACCCGGGCGCTCGGCTTCCAGTCCGCCCATCTGGCCCGCGAGATCGATATCCTCGGGTCCCAGCACCGCCTGGAGAAGGCCGGCGAGGCCGGGCGCGCGCTGCGCCAGCGCCTGGTGCGGGCGGTCGTGGACCGGGACCGCGAGGCCGAGCGCGCCGCCCTGGCCGAGATCGAAGCCTGGAACACGGCCCATGCCGACCGTCCCTGGATGCAGATCCGGCTGACCCGGCCGGCCCTGCGGCACATGGTCCTGCGCGAGATGCTCGGCGCCTCGGACGCCTTGACGGCGACCGCCCCCCGGGCCGCGCGGCCGGAGATGCGGCGCATCCAGGAGACGTTCCCACGGTAGGCCCGGCGCCCGAAAGGCCGGTCCGCGCGTTACCGCTGCACCCCGGAAGGCCGGGGCGATTGGTATGGCCGGTAGAGGTCCGGGTAGGGAGACCGGGTCCCGGCCTGTCCCGTGTACGGGTTGACGTTCCCTCGCGTGGACCAGTTGTTGTAGGGCGTTCTGTCCGGCGCGGACCGGTAATGGGGCGCCACGTAGGTGCCGTCGCTTCGGGTGTACCCCTCGACGTAGATCGAGTCCGCAAAGGCCGGCGCCGCCGCAAGCACCGCGCTCAGGGTGACGGCGGCAAGCAAGGTGCGTCCCATGGTTTTTTCCCCTCAGATATGCGCCCCAAGAGTGTTCATTACGCGAGTCCCCCGGCGAGGAGTCAAGCGGGAGGAGGACCGGCGCGCGATAAGCCGGTGAGCGCGACGGGACACGGCGTAGCGTGACGGGAGTCCCCCCCCGTACCCACGGCCCGAAGACCCCGCCCATGTCCGACCAGCCGCCCCCGACCTTTGTGGAGATGCTGATCCCCGGGGCCTGGCTGGCGCTGGTCGCCGGCCTGGCGCGTCTCCTGCACCACCATCGGCTGGTGTCGCTGGGGCAGCGGCGGCTGCTGTCCTGGTCGCTGATGTGGGAACTGCCGACGGCCGCCCTGTGCGCGGTGCTGGGCGCCGGCGCCGCCGAATGGCTCGGCGCCGGCCTCACCAGCCCGCTCGCGGCGGCGCTGGTCGGCGTGCTGTCCCTGCTGGGGCCGCGCGGCATCGAGACCACGCTCGCCCGCATCCTCGACCACTACTACCCGGAGGACCGGTGAATGGACACGCCCACGCTGTACGCCCACTGGCGCGACGTCCCGGCCGGGGCCTGGCGCTGGCCGCATTTCTCGCCGGCCGAGATCGCCTGCCGGGGGACCGGTGAACTGCTGGTCCATCCCCAGGCCCTGGACGCCCTGGAGGCGCTGCGCGAGGCGCTGGGCCACGCGCCGCTGATCCTCACCAGCGCCTACCGGTCCGAGACCCACAACCGCCGGGTGGGCGGCGCGCGGCGCTCCAAGCACCGGGAGGGCACCGCCTTCGACATCGCCACCGGGAACCACCACCCGACCGTGCTGCGCGACGCCGCCCTGGGCGTCGGCTTCCAGGCGGCGGCCTGGTACCCGAAGCAGACCTTCGTGCACATCGACCTCGGCCCGCCGCGCACATGGGGCGCGCCGTTCCCGCCCCGGCCGGTCGTGCACGCGGAAGACGCAACGCGATTCCCGCCAGAGGCGACCCGACCGGCCCCCGCCCGGGTGACGACGGCGGTGGGCGGCGGCGCCACCGCCGTGGCGACAGGCGCCGGCGCGGTGCTGGAGACCTTTGACGGCGACGCGGCCAGGGTCGCGGTGGTCGCGCTGATCCTGCTGGTCGCGGCGGGTGTGGCCGCGGCCTGGCGCCTGGGCTGGCTGACGGAACGCGCCCGGTGATCGGCGCCGTCCTGCGCCTGGGACCCGTTCTGGCCGTCGGTGCCGTGCTGCTGGCGGCGGCCGGCGGGGGCTGGTGGATCGCCGCGACGGTCGCCGAGCGGGACCGGTTGGCCGCCGAGGCGGTCGCGCTTCGGGCCTCCGTGGACGCCTCCGACACGGCGCTGGCCGAATCCGAGGCGCATCACCAGGCCGTGGTGGACGCCCTGGCCCGCGCCCATGCCCAGACCGCGCGGCTGGTGGCGCGGTCAGCCACCATCCTGGAGGACCTGCGCCATGCGACCGCGCCCGACTGCCCCGTGCCTCGTGCTGTGCGCGATGCTGTTGACCGCCTGTGGCCACCGGCCGAGTGA